CAGGACATTACTTTACTAAATCAGGTAATCTTGTAAAAGGTACTATGTCTGCAGATGCTAAAGAAAGAGGAGCTCGTAAATCAGATCCAAAAGATAAGACAAGATCTAAAGTACCTAAAGCCACACAGTATAACGAAGATGACCTCGGTAAAGGGTATACATACGCTAGAGATATTATTGCTCATTTAAGAGAGAACGTTTATAGAAAATTAAATGATCAAGAATTAGAAGAGTTTAGAAGAGAGATGTATGAGCACTATAAAGATGTAGTAGCAGAAGATACGACCGAAGAAGGTCTTTGGGCTAATATTAATGCTAAGAAAAAAGCAGGTAAGAAATCTTCTCATGGTAATTCTAATGCACATAAAGATGCAGTCAAAGCAGGCAATAAACTAAAAGAAACAGAACATCAAGGTTCAAATTACAAATGGCCTATGTCTAAAGCTACTAAAGATAGAAAAGATGCAGACGTAGCAGCTCAAAAAGCTAAAAGAAAAGCTGATAATAAATTAAAATGAAATTAACTCTAGCACAACTTATAGGAGAGATCATAACTGATAGTAAAATCATTTGTGATAATTGCGGTTGGAGCTGGAACAAAGAAGACGGAGGTGATGATTTATATATGTGTCATAAATGTGGACATAATAATACCCCTCATGCTTTAGAGAACTTTAAGGACGGTAAAAAGAAAGGTAAGTCAAAACCAGGTAGAGTAAAAAAATCTGGTGCTAGCTGTAATGGTTCTGTAACTGACCTTCGCAGAAAGGCTAAGAACGCTTCAGGCGAGAAAGCTAAAATGTACCATTGGTGTGCTAATATGAAAGGCGGTAAAAAATGAAATTAAGCGATAGTAAACTAACTCCTCAAGGGTACTTTCTAGATGCTATAGAAGACCCGTCTATACTCAAAGACCCTAACTGTGTTGATTTATTCGATCAAAACGGCTACCACTTAACAAAAGCTGAACAAGCATACTTATCACGTAATGGATTTGAAGCTATAGAAAGACGTCATGAGGACTGTCTTAGACACGACTGGATTACATGGGATAAGAAATCAGGAGCTCATATAAATCACTCAGACTTATTTGAAAGAAAAGGATTTAAAGATCAAGCATTACAGCAATTAGAGATATTTGCAGAAGATTATAATCCAATGCTCTATAAACTTATTAAAATGAAACCAAAATGGGGTATAGATATCTCTATAGATTATGTATCTCCAGATGCAGTATTTGAAGTATTTCACTACGAATGGGATTCTTTTGAGTACGATAAAGTACTTGAAAAAAAGTTGGAAATTGAGAGATTAGTTCTTAACTTAGACTGGGATCATGCAGCAAAAGAATTGTGGGGAAGGAAAGATGAGTGGATTAATCTCGACTTTTTCGAACAGTCCCTTTGGCGAACAGAATTCTTTGGTACAGAACCTGAGAAGTTTAAGAATATTATTTGGGATAACTAATCTATTTATATAAGATACCTCCATAAAAAGTTAAATAAAGATGACATATAAAGAAGTTAATGATAGGCTAACAAAAGTACAAACTGCTCTCAATAAATTGAAAAGCGGTAAAATAGACTTAGCCCCCGTCAAAACCCAAGCTCAACTTGAAATAATTAAAGAGTCTCTACAGAAAAAACTCATTACCTTAAAAGAGCGAGAGCAGACTATGTTCGTTAAGACTAAAGGAGGAGATGACGAAGTTGTTACTTTAGATAAAAAAGAAGCTGACAAACTTAAGAAAGATACAGATATTATAGGTATTAAAACAGCTAAAGGTGAAACTATAAAAGAAGAAGAAATCACAGTTGAACAGAATCAAGAAATTGCTAAAAAAGTAGGTAAAGCGTTAGCTAATTCTCTACGAAAAGTAGGCGATGAGTTAGATACTATGAAAGCTAGAAACTTTAACCCTACTAATGATACTAATTACTTTGACATCTACGTAGAATATAAAGCATCAGATAAAAGTGATGATTTTAAGTTTGCTATTAAAGACGGTATTTTAAGTCTACAAGGCAAAGAGTTAGGAGCAGTAGGATTTCTTCCTTCTGGAGAAATACAAATACACACAGAAATAATAGAAGCAGCTTTAATAAAGCACTTTGAATCAGATATGAAAGAAGATATGAGATCAAAAGATAAAGAATTTGAAAAGAGCAGAGAAGCTGCCAGATTAGAAAAGCACCCAGAGAGTGATACCATCAAAAAGATACAGGCCTTACTCGGAAAAGAAAAGAGCTTAGGAGAAACAGAAGATGAAGCTAACACTTCAGGAGCTGTAGGTGCATACCTTACTCCAAATGCTTTTGGAAAGAAGAAAAAGAAAGATAAATTATATGAAGATCCATCCTATATAGATATAATTGGTCAGTTTGCTGCCCTTATGGCTACAGGTTATACTGCATATCAAGCAGTAGAAAAACTAGGAGATGGAAACGGAGATATAAGTATAGACAGTATTAAGAAAGCTATACATAAATACTCAGCCCCTAAAAACGAAGACGCAGAAGAAGATGCTAAAAATGATGCTGATTACGAAGCTGGATGGCATGACAATCCAAGAAAAGATGAAGATGTAGATGTAGGTCATCAAGACGATGAACCTAGCATGTTAGGAGCTTCAGCACTAGAGACAGCAGAATATGCAGCTAAATTATATAAGAAACTACAGAGATATGACCAACATGACGGAGAAGTAGATTTTCCTAACTGGTGGCAAAAGAAGCTAATCTTAGCTAGAGATTATATGTCAGCAGCGTACCATTATTTAGACTCAGAAGAGAAACAACCAGCCTTAGACCAATTAGCACTAGAAAGCGTTGTTAAAGAAGGCAGAGGCGATATGGAAAGAATTGTCGACCTTATTACTGATAAAGCAGCTGAATCAGGATTTACTGTACAAGAAGAGGCAATGGAAGTAATGGAAGCTATCGGAGAATACTACGAGATAAACTTTGAATTTGGTAGATTAGGAGATAGTCTAGAAGAAGGAGAAGGTAATGAAAAAGCAATTAAAGGTCAAGAGTTAGTTGATTACATAATGGGTAACTGGAATTGGTCAGAAGAAAAAACACTACATTGGCTAGGAAATAACTTTGGTAAAAACAAAAAACCTCAAACCCCTAAAGAAGAAGATCAAGACTATATAGACTACTTAAGAAGAAGTGGTAGAAATAAGTATGCAAAAGAACTAGTAGCCCGTAGCTCAGGTAAACTAAAAGAAGAAACCTTACAAGAAGAACTAACAGGAGATCAAAGAGAAGCCCTAATGGACTTACAGAACGTATTAGATCAAGCAGCTAATTTAGGAGACGAGGCTAGAGAGATAGTTAAAGATCATTTTCCTAGAGAATTGAGTGCAGGTGAAGCTTATGATGTATTTAGTTTTGGTTCAAGTTCTAATAGATACGATAAAACATTAGAATCTTTAATAGAAGATATTGAATTGGCTGCTGAAGATGATGATATGGATGATTTAGATGAAGGAGTTGCTAAAACTAAAAAAGCTCACGACCAAGTTGTTACTATAATGAAAGACCTTGCTAAGAAATATAAGGCAGGTGATAAATCAGTAGTTGACCAACTTAAATCATTAACAGCTACTAAAAAGAAATTAGAAGCAATGTTAGATAAAGATGTTGCAGGAACCGGAGTAGATCAAGAAGTAACTGAAATATAATAATATGAAAGGAAAAGACTTACGTAATTTAATTCTGGAATCATATAATGAAGTATTGGTAGAGCTTAATGAAGGTTATTTTGGAGATACTAGTGACGATGAAGACGAACCTACCTATGCTGATAAGCAAAGAGCTAATGTAATAGAAGCACCAGATGGTGTACATTATATTAGGGTAGAAAGAACTGAATTCATAGAAGCATTAGGTATTTTAGAAAATGCTTTTGAAGACAGTATAGTTAAGTTTGAATTAAACGATCCAGATACCATATACATTCATAATGCCGATAATGGTGATATGCATGATGCAGTAGAAGAATTACAGCAAAATGGTATCATAATCGATGAAACTAGTATAGATGACGAACTTCAAGAAATGGATATGAACGATCCAGTTCTTATGAAAACGAGAGCAGCTAAAAATAGAGCAGCTCAAGCTAAACATCCTGACACTAAATTTGCTGTAGGTAAACAAAACAATATAGAAAGAGCTGCTAAAATAAAAGACCTTGAAAGAAAGAGAGATCAAGTAATGAGAGATATGGAGCAGGAAGCTGAACCAGAAGGAGGTCCTATAGCAGATAAATATGGAACAGTATTAAATAAAATAGATCAAGTACTTCTAAAACTTAGAGGACCTAAGAATGTAAATTTACAAGAATCTCTTTTAGATGAAGTAGAAGATGAAGAACCAACACCAGAAGAGTTACCAGATACTGATGCTCCTAAAGAAACAGTATTAGAAGATTCAACTGATACCATACTAGCTAAATTTCCAACTGTAAGAGCAGCGTTAGTTAAATTACAAACAGAAGATTTTAAACAATTTGTTACTTCTATAGATTGGATATCACCTAGACCTTCTTCTTTTAGAATTAATCTAAAGAATGGTCAAGACTATCTCCTTAAATGGACAGGTAAAACATTTGAAGCAAATATACTAGGAAAAAGATATTATATAAATAATATTGCAGATTACCAGCAGGCCTTAGATAAATTAGCTATACTGTATAAAGAATCACCCATGAAAGGAGCAGGAGAAGAAGCAGCAGATGCTGACGGTGTAGATTCAGCAGATACCGGAGGAGGAGACTTTCCAGGAGAAGATGGTGGAGCTACCGGAGGTGACGCAGGAGCACCTGACGATGGAGGAGGAGATACAGGAGGAGCAGATTTAAGTGGAGAACCAATAGACTTCGAAGACGGAGAAGAACCAGAAGCATAATAATAATAATATGAAAAACAATTTTGACCTTAGAAATTTCTTAACAGAGAATAAACTTACTCCAAGTTCTAAAAATGAAGCATGGGGTTATGAATCCGACTTTGCTAAACACATAGAAAAAGGAGGAGGAGTACCTACTGCAAAAGTAGATCCTAAAGTTCTTCAAGTTAGCATGGGTAAAAATGCAAAACAAGAGCAGAGAGTAATAGATATTGCTAGAGCTGCAATCGCATTTATGGATGAACAACCGAAAACATCAGCAGAAGATGCTTTAAAAACAGTATTAGGTAATTAAATGAATCTTATAGACAAAGTATTATTAGAATGGTCATATAAGACCACTAAAGGATATCCTGACATTAATAGTCAAGAGGATATGGCTTTGTTTGAATCTATGTTTGGTTTTAATCCCTTATTGAATGAAAACGTAGACCTAGTAAATTTTATTACAAGTAATATAGACGGTTACGGTGATATAACAAGTAAAGGTAGTACTTCACTTACTTTAACTTTTTCCGATATACCTTCAACAGGAGGACAATCTACAGATTTACGTAAGAGTGTGTTTGATGAAATAGAAAATTTAGCTAGAGAAGAAAACGAAATAACTTCCTATAAATACAGTAATGCTGGTAATTCATCAGTTGGTTTCTGTACTATTACTTTTAGAGGTAAAGAGTATAAGATTTCTCTTAAAGGAACTCCTACTGCAGATAAAGCAGATACTGATATTAAGGAAGCATTAGTTTCTTTATTCTATGTAAGTGACATTACTACACCATTTACTAAAGATAATATAGAGTCAAGAGCAAATAACTTACTAAGTTTAACTAAGAATGGCATCCCAGGAGAGAGTTCTGAAGCAAGTGCTAAGGTAGCAAGTTATTTAGAAAGTATTGGTAGTTCTAATGCGTATATTAAATTTATCAACCAACCACTCTCAAGTGCATTGACACTGAAAGAAGGATACCCAGGAGCTAATTTAATTAGAACAGGTTTATTCGACGATATCAGAAAGAAAGCAATTAATCTTACTAGCTTACCAGCAGACAAATGGTGCCCAGGAGACGTATATATTCAGACAGGTGAAGTAAGTGGTTTAGAAAGTATACAATCCGTGGAAAATCTCAACGGCCTATTTAATGAAGAATGGAGCAGTACAAAAAGACCTTTAACAGCTATATCTCTTAAACAGCAAAATGCTCAAGGAGGAAAAGCTAAGGCACTACTCAGTGCATTTTCTAAAGTCAAAGATGACTACAACCTAACTAGTGACGAAATAGATTACGACATTGTTAAATACCAAAAAGGTATTAAAAGACTACGTAAGAAAGTAGAAGGTTTAGTAGGAGGTAATCCTAACATAATATATAATGTAGATACCGGTGAACTACCTTCCGAACCTACTTCTCAAATAAAAGACCCATCAAAATGGTTAAGAGGTAAGTATGCAGCTTTAAAGTCTATTGAATTTTTATTTAGGAAGTTTGCAGACAGTAAAGTAGATGATGCAATAGTAGCAATAGCTGGTTTTGCAATGTCATTAACTGGAGTTAATCCTGCATTCTTTAAAGTAGAAGGCCAATCATCAGGAGGTAAAGCTAAGTTATCTGTTTTCGCAAGAGGAGAGGTTATAGATTTATACGGTGATAACGAAGACAAGAAAGACCCTATAGAAGTACAAGATAGTACTACCTTTGGAGGATTAAAGTTGTTTTTTAAAATTACCCAAGGAGGTGTTCCATATTCGGTTGCTGTTAATGCAAGGAGTAATGGGAATACACAAGGTACTATTGAGATACAGAATATCTCTAAGATAGATTAAAAAACAAGTTATGGCACAAGACATAAAAAAGATAATAGCACAAGAATATATTAAGTGTGCTAAAGACCCGGCGTACTTTATGAAAAAGTACTGTTATATACAACACCCTACTCGTGGTCGTATCTTATTCTCTCTATACCCTTTTCAGGAAAAAGTACTACATTTATTTAGAGACAATCAATACCTTATCACTCTTAAATCAAGACAGTTAGGTATATCAACATTAGCTTCAGCATACTCCTTATGGTTAATGACATTTCATAAAGATAAGAATGTTTTAGCTTTAGCTACAACTCAAGCAACCGCACGTAACCTAGTTACTAAGGTTATCTTTATGTACGATCAACTACCTAAATGGCTTAGATTACCGGCATTAGAGAAAAACAAACTATCTCTTAGATTAAAGAACGGCTCTAAAGTACAAGCAAAATCATCTAATGCAGATGCAGCAAGATCAGAAGCAGTATCATTACTATTAATTGATGAAGCAGCCTTTGTAGATAACATTGATGAAACCTTTGCTGCTGCACAACAGACACTTGCTACCGGTGGGCAATGTATGGCCTTATCTACTCCTAACGGCATAGGTAATTGGTTCCATCAGACATGGGAGAAAGCAGAATCAGGAGAGAATTCATTTGTACCTATTAGACTACCCTGGACAGTACATCCTGAAAGAAACGAGGAATGGAGAGAACAACAGACTAAAGACTTAGGTCCTCGTATGGCAGGACAAGAATGTGACTGTGACTTCTTAGCTTCTGGTGAAACAGTATTTGAGCCAGATGATATGCTATTCATAGAACAGACTACTTTATCTGAACCAATGGAAAGAAGAGGAGCAGACGGTAACCTATGGGTTTGGGAGGCAGCTGATTACGGTAAATCGTATATGGTTGTAGCAGATGTAGCTCGAGGAGATGGACAGGATTATTCTGCATTTCATATATTTGATGTAGAAAATTGCGTACAGGTAGCAGAATATAAAGGTAAACTATCACCTAAAGATTTCGGTAATGTACTAGTAGGAATAGCATCAGAATATAATGATGCACTATTAGTTATAGAGAATGCTAATATTGGGTGGGCTACTATAGAACAAGCACTAGAACGTCAATATAAGAACCTCTACTACAGTACTACTTCTAATATGGAGACAGTTGAATCTTATATGTCTAAGTATGAGAGAGATAAGCTAGTACCTGGCTTTACAATGTCTGTTCGTACTAGACCTCTTGTTATTGCTAAAGCAATAGAATATATAAGAGATAAATCAGCAACAATACAATCTAAACGTTTACTCGGAGAAATGAGAGTATTTGTTTGGAAGAACGGAAAACCTCAAGCACAAACAAGATATAATGATGATTTAGTTATTGCTTTCGCAACCGCACTCTACGTTAGAGATACTGCATTAAAGTTGAGACAACAAGGAATGGATCTAGCACGAGCATCCCTCTCTTCTTTTACTAATTTAAATTCAAAAAACAAAGCTATTATACAAAATGTTGGTAGTCAGCTAGATAATCCTTATCTTATGGATACTAACAACGGCGAGAAAGAAGATTTACGCTGGTTATTTTAGTTTAACTATTTATATAATACAAACACATTAATATGGCGAACCGCTCATTATTTAGTAGACTGTCAAGATTATTTTCATCCGATGTAATAGTAAGAAATATCGGAGGGGATCAATTAAAGATAGTTGATACTAACAATATACAGAGTACTGGTAAATACCAGACTAACTCACTGATGGACAAATTTAGCCGTCTTTATATATACAACAATAAAAATATATTTAACCCTAATGTAAATTATCAGACATTAAGGATTCAACTCTATTCTGATTATGAGGCAATGGATACTGATCCTATCATAGCATCAGCTTTAGATATTCTAGCAGATGAAGCTACTGTAAAGAGTGATAAGAATGAAGTACTAGGAATTAAATCATCAGATGAGAATATACAAAGAGTACTATATAATTTATTCTACGATGTACTTAACATAGAATTTAACTTATGGAGCTGGACACGTAATATGTGTAAGCACGGTGACTTTTTCTTAAAGTTAGAGATAGCAGAGAAATTTGGTGTTTATAATGTTATTCCTTATACCGTATATAATATGGTAAGATTTGAAGGATTAGATCCTGAAAAACCTCAAGGTGTAACTTTTCAATTAGATCCTGATGGATTAGCTTCTTCTCAAGATCCTAATTATATACCTAAAAGAGATGCTAAAACAATACAATTTGATAACTACGAAATAGCACATTTTAGATTACTATCAGATACTAACTACCTACCTTACGGCCGTTCTTACTTAGAACCAGCAAGAAAGATATATAAACAAGTTACTCTTATGGAGGATGCGATGTTAATACACCGTATAATGAGAGCTCCTGAGAAAAGAATGTTCTACGTTAATGTAGGTAATATACCTCCTAATGAAGTAGAGAACTTTATGCAGAAGACTATTACACAGATGAAAAAGACTCCTTATGTAGGATCTGATGGTCAATATAACTTAAAGTTCAATATGCAGAATATGATGGAAGATTTCTATCTACCTGTTAGAGGAGGAGATACTTCTACTCGTATTGAGACTACTAAAGGATTAGAGTACGATGGAACAAACGATGTACAGTACTTACAAGCTAAGTTATTTGCTGCATTAAAGATACCTAAGGCATACTTTGGATATGAAGGTGATTTAAGCGGGAAAGCTACTCTAGCAGCAGAAGATATTAGATTTGCTCGTACAGTAGAGAGAATACAAAGAATTATAGAATCAGAGTTAACTAAGATAGCTTTAGTACATTTATATACTCAAGGATTTACAGGTGAGAGTTTAACTAACTTTGAATTAAAGTTAACTACTCCATCTATTATATTTGAACAAGAGAAAATAGCTCTATTAAAAGAGAAGGTAGATCTTGCAAACCAAATGAAAGACACTAAACTATTCTCTTCAGACTACATATATGAAAATATATTCGATCTATCAGAAGATGCTTACATGGAAATGAGAGACTTAGTTAGAGAAGATAGTAAACGACTATTCAGAATAGCACAGATAGAAGGTGAAGGAAACGATCCTGCTAAATCAGGTACTTCTTACGGTACACCACATGATCTTGCTTCTATGTACGGTAGACGTTCTACTTCAACACCGAAAGGCGGAGGACCAGATGATTTACCTCCTGGATATTCCGAAGTAGAAGAAACACCTGAATGGGGAGAACCAGGCCCAGAAGGAGGAAGACCAACTGAGAAGGCATCTATATACGGTACTAATAAAGGCTTAGGAGGACGTGATCCTCTAGGGACACATGGCATGCATGGAGGCTTTCCTTCAGACAATGACAATGTTATGGAAGGCCTAACAACTAAAACAGTTTACCATAAAAATAAAGATATGCTCAAAGATATTGTCTTTAAGAAAGATACGGTGAAAGAATCAGAAATGTTAAAAGAGGATAACATTAGAGATTTAGGAAACTAACCCATATTTATAATAGTAAACGTGTAGAATGAAAATAAAACACTCAAAATTACGTAATACTGGTCTTATCTTCGAATTGTTAGTAAAGCAGATAGCTGCTGATACACTTAACAATAAGGATAGTAAGGCTGTAGGTATACTAAAGAACCACTTCGGAGGAAGAACATCGCTAGTAAGAGAATTCAAATTATATGAATTTATATTAAAGAATAGAGGAGTAGACAGGCACAAAGCTGAAACTATACTTTCTACTATAACTGAGGTATCTCGAAAACTAGATCAGTCGCAACTTAAAAAACAGAAGTATGCTCTTGTAGCTGAAATAAAGAAATCGTATAATATAGATGATTTTTTTGCTATTCAAGTTAGAGACTATAAAGCACTTGCTTCCCTTTACTGTTTACTAGAAGGACAGAATGCTAAAACAATAGTATCTCCTTCAGATTTAGTAAATAATAAAACTACAATTTTAGAACACCTTACTTCCACTATACAGGATAAAGATGATGTTAAAGAAAGTTTAATCGAGGAGTATTCTAAATACGACAAAGATTTAAGATTATTAACATTTAAAATACTATTAGAAAAATTCAACGATAACTATAAAGAACTCCTTCCTGAACAGAAGAATATATTAAAACTCTTTATTACATCAGTTGAATCTACTTCTGCTTTACGTAAAATAGTTAATGAGGAACTTATTAAGATTAGCGATATAATCAATAAGTACGGAGCTAAAATTAAAGACGAAGTAGTAAAGATTAAATTAGATGAAATTTCTAAATCTATCAAACCAGTAAGTGCTAAAGAGAAAATTAAAGATAGTCATTTAGTTAATCTTATGCAATATTATGATTTAGTTAATGAACTAAAAACATTCTAATATGAAAAGATCTATTCTAATACAATTAGTAAGAGAAGTATTAACAGAAACTAGTACCACAAATACGGGAGGAGCTACAATGAAAGCAGGTCAAGGATCTGCTAAAGGACATGTAGGAGCATTCGGTACAGATGAAACAAAAAATAAAGCAACTAAATCATCAAAGAAAGACGGTTTAAAAGTAGTTAAGAGACCTAAAAGGCCCACAAGCACTAAACTTATAGATTATATATAAATGAGAACAGTAACAACAACAGAAAAATATAGAGCTGTAAACGAAGGAGCAATGTCTCCTAAAGAATTTGTAAGACAAATGCGTTTAACTCACCCACAACATATCAGTCAATTTAATGGCTACGACGATACTGTTCAAATATTAAAGAATAGAGGTCTATTATTTGAAACTTCAACTGTCAAAGTAGAAGCTAAGAAAGCTAAGGTAGAAGTACTTGCAGAAGAGAATTATAGCAAAAAGGGAGAACAACCTATTAACTACTCTTTAGATACTTTAGATAGAGGAATAAGAGTAGAATTAGAAACTGCAGGTGTAAATCTTCCTGTAGATCATATCACAGAAGATGACTATAATGCAGCATATAAAAAAGCTAAAGCTAATTTAGACAAAAATTGTAATCACTACCTAGATCTAATATCAGGAAATTCCGATAAAGTAGACAAACATGATAAAGCAGTAGAAGTTACTACTAACAATCACGTTGATACTTTTAACGGACTTAAAAAAGCAACCTTAAAAGAAGGGTTTGGAGATGGAATAGATGTTACTGCTCATATAGCAGATGATGAATCAGACAACGGAGTACCTAAGGATTTAAAATTAGAAAAGAAAAGACTTCCAAGAGGATTAAAACTAGTTAAAGAAAACTTGGAGAACATTATTAAACACATAAAAGACCATTATAAAGACGTATTTCCTGGTAATGAATTAAATGATATAATTCAAGAGTTTATTAAAATGCATCATAGTGACTTAGCTAGAGGAGAAGATCCATTAGAGGAGTTTAATCAATTCATTGATGCTAATTACCAAATGAAAATACAAGAAAAGCAATCCACTATGGATACTGACTCAGACTCTACCACTCTAACACATGATTGTGCATCTCACGTACTTCATGAAAAGCTAGGACCCGGTATATGTCTACATGGACGTCATACTTTAGTAGAAACAGCACCTGGAAAGGGAGAAGTTACTCATTATGATGTATTCTTTAAGAACAGTAATAAGATTGTTAAGAACCTTTCTGTTAATGAGCTGAACGTTGTATCAATGGAAGAGCATCACCACAAAAACGAATCTGAAGAAGTAGCAGAAAAGAAAGGTAAAGATCACGACGGAGATGGAGACATCGATGGAGATGATTATATGCATGCTAAAGATAAAGCTATTAAAAAAGCAATGGGTAAAGATGAGCAACTTAAAGAAGCTATTAAATCCATTATCAAGAAAACACTTATTAACGAAGCTGCTACAGCCAAACTATCAGATTGGGGAAAAGGCTACGATAATTTTCCAGGCGTTAAACCAGTAGTTAATGAATTAGAAAATATTGTAACAGAAATAGAGCAATTTCATGATAAGATGGCAGAAAAAATTGCAGGTGCATTTGCTAAAACATCTGAATTTAGAAACGAAGAAGGTTTAAAGATAGGTGCATTTATTTCTCCATCCTTAGAAGCTGCCTTTAAGCAGGATTTAAGACCGGTAATAAAAGGAGGATACACTTCTAAAGTATCTCTACCTAAAGTTAGAACAATCTCTAAAGCAGAAATTGATGCTCAACAAATGCAAGAAGCTCCTATAGAAGAAAAAGAATCTTTATTTGCTCCAACTGTAAACGGAACATTAAGAGAAAACAACACTAATTTCGACCTTAGAAAATTCTTAAAGGAAAATAAATAGAACCACATGACACAATTACTAGTAGATGTTACGCCATTTAAGTCCGTACTAAAAGAAGCGAAAGGGAGACCTGGAGTTTATGAAGTAGAGGGTGTTATGCAAAGAGCTAAAGCAGAAAATCAAAACGGTAGAGTTTACAAAAAAGAGATTCTCATGAGAGAAGCTAAGAAGTATGTAGATGAATTCGTTAAAAGAGGAAATGCTTTTGGAGAACTAGATCACCCAGAATCTCCAATCGTATCTTTAAAAAATGCTTCCCACGTAGTTAAAGACTTATGGTGGAAAGGAGATGATCTTATGGGTAAAGTAGAACTACTTAATACTCCATCAGGTAATATTGTTAAGGAGATTATAAAAGCAGGTCATACTATTGGTATCTCTTCTAGAGGAACAGGCTCAGTTAATCAAACTAATGAAGGACATTTAGAAGTACAACCAGACTTTGAATTAGTATGTTGGGACTTTGTATCTAATCCTTCTACTCATGGAGCATTTATGAATCCTATAACACTACAAGAAGGTAAATCTCAAGTATCTCCTTACTTAAATCTAGATTCAATACTCAACGATATACTAAGAGCGTAATTTAGTGGAACTTACTCCTTACTTACAGGGACTATTCTATTTAGTATGTCTGTTAATATGCTGGCAACTATATAAAATTAATAATAAATAATAGGTCTTAATGTCAAATCTTTTTATATACGGTTGCAGCCATAGTGCTCATAACCATTTAGAAGACTATGTTAATAAGATCACAGACACCCCACAGGACTATAGTAACCCTTGGTTCCCTACAGATATTGATGTTGATAACCCTGGAGTAGCTGCATCTTGGTATAATAGGATTTATAACGAACTCAATTTTAATAAGTTTAAATGTTATGCACTGTCTGGTACAAGTAACAACCTTATATTGCAGCAGATATTAGCGACAGCTAATGAATGGGAATCTAGAGATACTATCATTATACAAAGAACAGATGGTCTAAGACAATTAAATAGCGCAACCCTATTAAATAAAACTAATCCTAGAAAACTTAAAGAATATAAAGATAGATTTAATCATCAGTTAATAACCATTCATACACAGGAAATACAGACTATGGTTAAAAGATCAGGTGATTCTCTTAACTCTGCAAATTGTTTCTTAGATTACCATGAAGAATTTATAATTCCTTTTAAAAAAGACTTTGATTTATACTGGAATAATATCTTTTTAGACCTCATAAGAACCTTAAACAAAGCTAACCCACATACTAAAATATACTACTGGGTAGATGGAATTAGAGATAAGTTTGAAACTATATGGGAAGCTAGCAAAGGTGAATATCCAGATGGACATTGGTCACCAAAAGGAAATAGAGACTTTGCTGATTATGCAATAGATTGTATGAAAAATAATAAAATGTACTTTTAGTACTTGTTTTTATAAACCGTATATATTTATATAAAGAATATGCAATCCTTATATTGCATCAATATACAATAATTTCATATTACGATTCTAAATAATCGTAGAAACCCACAAATTTTTTAAAAATGGCAAACAAAGATTTATTCAAGCAAGCTATTGCTGAAGCTAAGTCTGTACGTGAAGCCGCTATTGCTAACGCTAAGGAAGCTTTAGAAGAGTCATTGACTCCTCATTTAAAAGACATGTTAGCTGCTAAACTTCAAGAGATGGAAGATTCATCGACTGAAGAAGAAGTAGTAAACGAAGTCGAAGAGGAAGTTGAAGAAGCTCATCATAAAGACGACAAAGACGAAGCACATGCTAAAGACGACACAGATGAAGGTTTAGTAGAAGTTGACGAAGCCGAGGATGACGCAGAAGAAACTGCTGACGACGCTGAAGAAATTACAGACGACGAAATCGACGCTGAGGCTCACGATGATGAGGCTCACGAAGAAGAAGTTGATGGAGATGCAGATTTATCTGACCTCTCTGTTGACCAATTTAAGGACATGATTAGAGACATTATCTCACAAGAAGTTGGAGCTGGAGAAGCTGGCGACGATCTTGGAGCTGAATTAGACGCTGGAGATATTGAAGGACTTGGTGATGAACCAGACACTGAAATTGACGCAATGGATGATTTAGAAGGAGATGCTGACGAGATTGACCTTGATGAATTACTTAAAGAACTTGACTCATTATCAGAAGCTCCTAAAGAGGACGAAGATATGGATGAAGCTCCTAAAAAGGATAAAGAGGAAGACACAATGGAAGAAGTAGCAGATACTAAAACCAAAAATGTTAACCATACTTTAAAAGAAGCTTTAGAAACTATCGAAACTCTTAAATCAGAACTTAACGAAGTTAATATTCTTAACGCAAAATTACTTTACGTTAATAAGATCTTTAAGGCAAACGATTTATCTGAGTCTCAAAAAGTAAACGTTATTGCTGCTTTTGATAAAGCAGAAACAGTTAAAGAAGTAAAATTAGTCTTCGAAACTGTAAGTGAAAACGTTATAGTAAAAAGTAAAAAGGCTAGCATTAAAGAATCATTCGGAAGCGCTTCAAAAACTACTGGAAGTACTAAACAAAGTACTGAAGTAATTAATGAGGTATCTGATGCAGTTCGTAGAATGCAGAAATTAGCCGGTATAATTTAATTTAAAAATTCATAAACAAAAATGGAAATTAACAACCTATTAGAAAGCTCGAACGGGTATAAAAACGTTCAAGCAGACGCCGTTAAATTAGCGGACAAATGGCAAGCTTCTGGTTTGTTAGAAGGTTTAGGAGAAAAAGAGGCTACTAACATGGCAATGATTCTTGAAAACCAAGCTAAACAAATCGTAGCTGAAGGAAACAGTACTAACTCAGGTGGTGCAACATTTACAGCTGGTCAAGGTGAGCAGTGGGCAGGTGTAGCTTTACCACTAGTACGTAAAGTATTTGCTCAAATCGTAGCAAAAGACTTCGTTTCAGTACAACCAATGAATCTTCCTTCTGGTCTAGTATTTTATCTAGATTTCAAATACGGAACTTCAACAGGTGGACGTGCTGCAGGAGATAACATGTACGGTAACGTATCTACAGCTGGTTCAAAAATTGGAAAAGATGTTGATCCTTCTGGAGGTCTTTACGGCGCTGGAAAATTCGGATACTCTATTAACACTGCATCTGTAGCTGCACAAGCAGTACCAGGAGCAGCAACTAGTGCTTCTATTGCATACCAAACTGATGCACCTCCAACTGACTTCTTTACTTTCGCTCATACATTCGCATCTGGTGATGCAATTGACGTAGAAGCAGTAAGAGCATTTAGAATTTATTCTGGAGCAGTAGACGTAACATCTCACCCAGCACTTACTACAGTAGACGCTAACGCAAGTACTCCAACAGTAACTTTCGTAATATCTAAATCAGTATCAGCTGGACTACCTGCTAACATGACAGGTTCTATCAAGACAGTAAAAGCACCAGTAGACAACGACAGAGGAGACTTTGAAGCTGATTCAACTGTAGCTGTTGATACTTCTATCAAGATTCCTGAAGTAGACGTAAAATTAAGCTCTGAGGCGATTGTTGCTAAAACAAGAAAACTTAAAGCTCAATGGACTCCAGAATTTGCACAAGATTTAAATGCTTACCATTCAATCGATGCTGAAGCTGAATTGACTTCACTTTTAAGTGAATACATTTCAATGGAAATCGATCTTGAATTGTTAGACATGCTTATCTTAGATGCTGCAACTACTGAAAAATGGTCTGCTGAAAACAACAAAGTAATGAGCGCTGCAGGAAACTGGATCACTTCTACTTCTGATTTTTACAATACTCAAGGACAATGGTTCCAAACATTAGGAACTAAAATCCAAAAAGTATCTAACAAGATTCACCAGAAAACATTAAGAGGTGGTGCAAACTTCCTAGTATGTTCTCCAACTGTAGCTACAATCCTAGAATCTATTCCTGGATATGCAGCTTCAACTGATGGTGATCAGCAAGAATTCTCAATGGGTGTACAGAAAGTTGGAAACTTAGCTAACCGCTTTAAAGTTTACAAAAATCCTTACATGACTGAGAATATAATCCTAACTGGATATAGAGGATCTCAATTCTTGGAAACAGGTGCAGTATATGCTCCTTACGTTCCATTATTGATGACTCCATTAGTATACGATCCTGAAACCTTCACTCCAAGAAAAGGTTTAATGACTCGTTATGCTAAGAAAATGATTCGCCCAGAATTTTACGGGAAGATCTTTATCGCTGACTTAAACCAAATCTAATTGATTTAATTTAATTAAGTAGTAAATTAAGAGAGCCCTTCGGGGCTCTTTTTTTTTGTTTATATGTAGGATCTAAAGTATATAGTTCGGATATTTATAATAACAAACTAAAACGTTATTATACATGCCTTCAAAACACCATACGGACGATGTATTCGTTCAAAAGAAGAGACCTAAAAGACCTATTAAGTTTAACGTTCAATTAAATGACGAACAAAAAGAAGCTAAAGCAAAGATACTTCAATATCCTATAACAGTTTTAAAAGGAATGGCAGGTTCAGGTAAAACTTTAGTTGCAACACAGGTAGCATTAGACCTATTATTTACTAAACAGATAGATAAGGTTGTTATCACAAGACCTACGGTGTCTAAAGAAGATATAGGGTTCTTACCAGGAAACATTAAGGAGAAGATGGACCCTTGGTTAGCACCAATTTATCACAATTTATTTATGTTGTACAGTAAAGAAAAAGTACAGAAGCTATTAGACGATGAAACAATCGAAATAGTTCCATTTGCTTTCTTAAGAGGTAGAACATTTTTAAACTCTCTTGTAATAGTAGATGAAGCTCAAAATGTTACCCATAACCAAATGGAAACAGTAATAGGACGTCTAGGAAAAAATTCTAAAATGGTTATATGTGGAGATATGGCTCAAATAGATCTAAAAGATAAGAGGGAAACAGGATTTTCTTTTTTAGCTAGGATAGAAGAACAAGTAGAAGGTTTTGCTACCCATAGTCTACAGTTAAACCATAGACATACTATAGTTTCACCTATTCTACAAGTATATCAAACCTTCAGAGATTAATCACTATTTATAATAAACTTTATTAAATGGCTAATGTATCAATATGGGACGGTAGTGCAACATTTGCAGTTGGAATGACTCCATTTGGATTCTACGATGCAGATACAGATTTTCAATCTGATGCAGTTAAAGTATCTAAATTTTGTGGAACCAGATTAGGATTTCCTCTAATGGATGTCGAACTACAATCAGGATCTTTTTTTGCATGCTTTGAAGAAGCAGTAACTACTTACGGAAATGAAGTATTTCAATATAAAATTAGAGAGAACTACTTAAGTCTTGAAGGAAGCACTACAGGCAGTGCATTAAATAATCAATTAGTTGAACCAACACTTGAAAGAGTAGTAGGTATAGGCGATTCTTACGGGGTAGAAGCAGAAGTAGGAGGTAATGTAACAATGTATACAGGATCTCTAAAAGTATCAGCCTCTGTACAAGAGTACAATATGGATGCTTGGGCAACCTCAGCAGGAATTACAGGTAGTATTGAAGTAAGAAGAGTTTTTTATGAAGCTCCACCAGCTATCATGCGCTACTTCGATCCTTATGCAGGAACAGGTACAGGAGTACAGTCATTAATGGATGCTTTTGATTTTGGATCATTTAGTCCAGGAGTTAACTTCTTATTAATGCCGGCTTCATATGATATACTTAAAGTACAAGCAATTGAATTTAATGATCAAATAAGAAGATCAGCCTATTCATTTAAATTAATTAATAACAACCTTACATTATTCCCAGTCCCTACTTTAGCTCATAATTTAAGATTTGAGTACTATAGGGTAGATGATAAAAGGAATGTCACCCCAAATACAGCTAGAGACCTAATTACTAATGTAGGAGAAGTACCATATACCAATCCTGTATACTCACAATTTAATAGTGTCGGTAGACAATGGGTATTCAAGTATAGTTTAGCATTAGCAAAAGAGTTATTAGCATATGTAAGAGGAAAATATCAAACCATACCAGTTCCTGGGTCTGAAGCTACATTAAACCAGAGTGATTTACTTGCAGATGCAAGGTCAGAAAAAGATGCATTGGTAGAGAATTTAAGAGAGATGTTAGAACAAACTTCTAGACAATCTCAACTAGAAAGAAGAGCTAGCGAGTCAGATAACTTAAGGACTATCCAAAACGATATACCTAATGTAATTTATATAGGGTAATGAAGTTAACACAAATACTATCAGAAGTAGAATTCATGACATACGAAGGTATGGTACAAATCGTTTATGAAGATAGCGATGCCAATGAAATAGGAGATCTAATAAGAGCATTACCAGGTGTTACTACAGTTACAATAGCAAGTACAGATGAAGAAACTAGTAAAGTTACTCTTAAGGTAAAGTTAATTACTCAAAAACAAGGTCAAGAAGCTTTTCAAGCACTAAAACAAAATGCAATAAGTAAATACCCACCAGTCAAAGATGTAGAGATAGGTGATAACACAATAGAAGAAAAATAATGCTATTTGGATCCAACAGAGATTTCGATTTACTAGTCAACATCAATAGAGAAGTACTAGCTGATATTATAGAACAAGAAATTCTGTACTATAAGTTATCTTTAGAAGATACTCAAGCTAATATATACGGAGAAGCACTTGAAAAATTTTATAACAATGCAGTTAAACTTAATTGTTTAATTACTAGAGGTGATCAAGTAGTAGATATCCAAGAGTTCGGCCCTGATTTAGGGAGAGAAGCATCTTTTGCTTTTTTAAGACCTGATTTAACAGACTCTATAGTAGTACCGGAGATAGGCGATATTATTGCTTGGCACAATGACTATTATGAAGTAGATACAGTTAGAGAGAACCAGTTATTCTTAGGAAGAGACAGTAGTTATAACCTAACTAACAGCACTAGTGGATTCGGATCTTCATTATCTATTATAGCTGATTGTCATTTAACAAGAGGAGATAGATTAGGAATAGATGAAATTAGATAATTATGGCTGGAAATAAACCAACACCTAAATCACAAGAACAGTTATCCCAAGATCTTATATCAAACTATAAGAACCCAGATACTGATTCTCCTATTCAAGATAAAGCTCCTTTAAGTACAGCTAAGAATAGAGAGAATCAAATAAGAAGAGATAACGATAAGGTTAGAAACTTTACTATAGGCGTAAAAGATATAGATGAAGCTATCCACTACTACTTTAACGAAGTAATTAGACCTTCAGTAGTTCAAAACGGTAAAACTTTAAATGTACCACTAGTGTACGGATCACCAGAAAGATGGGCTTCAGTACAAAAAGACGGTTTCTATAGAGATAAAAATGGTAAGATGCAAGCACCTATCATTATGTTTAAGAGAGACAGTATAGAAAAAAATAGATCACTCGGTAATAAGCTAGACGGTAACAGTCCACATAACTACGGTATCTTTGAAAAGAAATTTAGTAAAAAAAACGTATATGATAAGTTTGACATACTAAATAATAGAGTACCTGAAAAAGAATACTATGCAGTATCTATACCTGATTATGTTAATATTACATACTCTTGTATTATATTTACAGACTACTTAGAACAAAACAATAAAATAATAGAATCAGTCAACTATGCCTCAGATGCATATTGGGGAGAACCTAATAGATTTAGTTTTAGAGCAATGATCGATTCGTATAATACAGTTACAGAAGTTTCTCAAGGAAACGAACGTATTAATAAGACAGATTTCCAGATAAACCTTTTAGGACACCTAGTTCCTGATAGTATTAATGCACAGACATTTAATGCAAGTAAATTTTTCTCTAAATCTTCAGTAAAATTTGGTTTAGAAACAGAAGGTAAACTATAAAAGTGATATTTATATAAGAGAGTTACACAAAGGTTATGCTTAAAATAAAAGAGCATACATGTCACAACAGTTTATAACCGAATTATCCGGTTCATTAATATTTAGAAGCGGTTCCAATGAATCGAGTATTAGACCAAGCGGAACAGGAGTATCTGTATCCGGTTCATTTAATATAACCGGTTCACAACTTACGTTTAACGGTACTGATGTTATGGCCCGTATTGGCTCATTAGAAGCCGGTGTAAATACTTCTGCATCCTTAGGTCCTTTAAATACACATTCAGGATCCCTCAATACATTTACAGGTTCAATACAAACTCAAGTTAATGCTTTACAAGCAGCAACAAGTTCGTACTTGACAACAACACCAGCAGGTACAGTTTCTTCATCTGCTCAACTACCTAGCGGGATAGTATCATCATCGATACAACTACCTTCTGGTATATTATCATCATCCACACAAGTAACTAGTTTAGGATTTATAACAGACGTAGCAGCCGGTACAATTTCATCTTCAGCCCAAATCTCGACATTAGGGTATGTAACCTCTTCAACGGCTGCTGTTTCTGATCTTAATGCTAAGACAGGGTCATATGCTACTACAGGATCTAATCACTTTAGTGGAAATCAATTCATAACAGGCCATATACTTCCTCAATCTGATGGAAGTAATAACGGTACATATGATTTAGGATCAGCAAGTGATCCATTTAGAGACCTATACATAACAACAGCATCATTAAACTTCGTTAAAGACGGAGTAGTAATCTCTAAGCTGACAAGTGTTAATAACGGTATTAAAATAGGTAATCTGGTAATAGGTACATCCTCTATAGACTTCATTGACTCTACAGGATCAATAGTTTCCACAGTAGCATCAGCAACGATTGACGGATCTGGGAATGCAATAAATATAAATTCTTCAACGGCAGGTACTGTATCATCATCCGCTCAAATATCCACCTTAGGGTACTTAACTTCTGCTTCAGCAGCAGCAACCGGCTTCGGTAGTGGTGGAGGGAGCTATACTTTAACTAATGCTAGGGTAGCAGCTCTAGAGGCAGGAATAATCTCCTCATCAGCACAATTACCAAGTAACATAATATCTTCTTCAACTCAAATAACAAGTTTAGGGTACTTAACAAGCACACCTGCAGGTACTATCTCCTCATCGGCACAATTGCCATCAGGACTTGTAAGTAGCTCAACACAACTCCCTGCTGGGATATTATCATCATCTACACAAGTATCAACAGCAGGATTTCTAACATCAGCTTCTGCAGCTTCTGCTGGATTTGGTTCAGGAGTAGCAGTAGCTTATAATGGTAATAGAATTGTTAGTCAAACTAACCTACCAGGTCTATTTAGTGCTTCATTTAATGCAGGAACTAGTGGAAGTATAACAGAATTTTTAGATAAAGTATTTTTCCCTAACACTACACCTTCTATATCTACAGGTAATCAAGTTCAGGAAGAATTTACGGCATCAGGATCAAGTATAGTAACTGTAGCAGCAACAGATGCTGAAGGACAAGCACTTACTTTCGGTGTAGGAGCAGGATATACGGATAATTTTGTTAAAGTAGCATCTAATGGTGCAATGACTTGGAATGCTTTAGCTACTGCATCAATGAATACTACAGATAGGGGAGATGGAAATGATGCTCATCCCGTTATTGTTACTGCAACAGATACATTCGCAGCAGTAGCATCAAAAACAATATACATAACTGTTACCCCAAACGCAGCTCCTAAGTTTAGAGAGACTTCTGTATCAGGTAACATTATAACTTCTTATGCAGCTAATGTAAGTGAAAGCAATGGTGCAGGAGAAATAACCAAAATATACTTCTCGGATGCAGAAAGTGATACTATTACCATAACATCACAATCTCATGCATCAGGAGACTTTAATATAGTAAAGTATTCTACTTATGTAGCAGTAAACCAAGTAACTTCTTCATTAAACTATGAAGGTACTCAAACTTATAACTTTTCTGTATCAGCTTCTGATGAACATTACGGGAATGGAGATGTAGATTCTATTGTTAGAATGCCTATTACTATAAATGTAGTAGATAACCCAGGACCTGTACTTAATAATCAAAGTATTTCTGGTGTAAATGAAAATAGCAGTGACGGAACATCAGCAGGATCAGTATCAGCAACAGATGTTAACGGAGATACTATAACATTCACCTCTTTTACTTTAGGAGGACTTAAAATAGATGGCAGTAGTGTTTCTACAGGTACCTATACCGGTGGCTCACAGCTGACTAACCCACATGAAGATCCATTTCAAATGTCTTCAACAGGAGTAGTTACTAGAAAAGCAGGAGTATTCCTTAATAGTGACCTAATTAACTCTTATATATACTCAGCTTCAGTAAATGATGCATATAACGTTAAGACTTCAGCAACTGTTACAATTCCAGTAGCAGATGATACTCCAGCCACACTATCTAACAACGCAACCTTCTATATTATTGAATCAGCACTATCTGGCTCATCAGTAACTACAGCTACATCAGGAATAGCAGGAACAGTAGCCGATTATAACGCTAATCAATCAGTTACCTTTAATGTTAACCCAACTAATAGATTCTCTATCAGTTCAGCAGGTAATATTACGGTAAATAGTAATATATCAGGATCAGCAGTAGGAGGAACAAGCATAACCGGTTCAGTAACAGCATCTAATGCATTTGCAACAAAGACTCATGATGCCTTTACGGTATCAATAACAAATAATAGCGGACCTACTATATCTGCTACACCAACTACTGCGAATCTTAACACAAACGGTGCTAGACCAAGTAATAACCTATATGTACTAACGTTTTCTGATCCAGAAGGAGATAATGTAGACCTAAATCAATTTACTTTTAGTGGAACTAACCTTTCATCATCTAAAGCAGGCGGTCAAGTATCAGTTTCACCTACTTCTAATCTAACAGCAGGAACTTATAACTTTACAGCATCTATAACTGATGTAGGAGGCTTTGATACGGTAACTAATACAACAGAATTCAGTATAACACAAGCACCAACAGGTTCTTTAACAGGATCTGGTGCGTTTTATATAATAGAATCAGCAGTAACAACTAATAACATAGTTAATAACGTAAATGGACGTACAGGTAATCAAGCTTCTGCTAGTATTACTTACTCTCCACAATTTAATAGTGCAGGAGCAACAGCATTCACATCTTCCAACTCAGCAATAGCAATAACTAATGCTGGATTACTTAGTATTAATGTAAATTTAAGCGGATCAGCAACTTCTTCAGGAGCAACTATAGCTTCTACTATATCTTACCAAGATCAGTATAATAACATAGGGTCAGAGAATATATCTGTTGCAGTTACTACTAATCATGTACCTACTGCATCATTTACTAATCAAACATCGATATACAATACTAATCAAGCTGTATCTAATGCTAATTTAGTATCAGTAGCTATAACCGATATAGAAAGTGATAGTCCTTATGCGATAACACTGTCAGGAGCTAATGCAGCATCAATGTCTGCAGTACCAACTAACGGAATATCAAGTTCTTGGGAGATAAGAGCAGTAAATAACTTACCAGCAGCAACTTATACGTATAATGTAACAGTAACTGATAACTTTAATAAGAGTAATTCATATAATGGTAGATCATTTACTATAGCACAAGCAGATGACGGTACTTTATCTAATAACGGTACCTACTATATAATAGAATCAGCAACTTCATCATCTAATGTAGTTACTAGTGCTAATGGACGTACAGGAACACAAGGAGCAGTAAGTGTTGCCTACTCTCCTAACTATGCTTCACAGGTTGCTACTAGTTTTAGTTCTAGCAATGCTTTAATCAACGTACATCCTACATCTGGGGTACTTACAGCTGCACAAAATATATCAGGATCATCAAATGTTAGTGGATCAACAATAGCTTCTACTATATCTTGGACAGATCAATACAGTAATACAGATTCTACAGCAATAGCAGTAAACGTAACTAAAAATAACCCACCAGACATAGTATTTAGCGATACTACAGCTAATCATAATACTAATGGTGCAAGACCGGGTAATAATTTAACAACTCTATCCTTTACTGATACAGAAGACGACAGTATAGACTATACTTCTATAACATTAGCATATGGAGGAGCTAATTTGACAGCAGTAACAGCAGGAACTACTAGAATAATAAGACCAACAGCTAATCTAACAGCTAATACATATGTTGTTACTGCTAGTATATCGAATAACTTTCATACTAATACAGAACATCATTCAATTGCAGTTACAGGCTCTAATGCAGGTACTTTAGGCACAAACGGAACCTTTTATGTAATAGAATCAGCTACAAATTATCAACCTGTAGTAACAAACAGCAATGGACGTACAGGAACAACAGGTAGTTTATCAGTTTCTTATAATCCACAGTTTAATAGTGCTGCAGTTCAGAACTATACATCATCTAATTCAGCTATATCAATTGGTACTACAGGAGATATAACATTAAACCTTAACTTAAGCGGTTCAGCTACTGGTTCTGGAGCAACTATATCGTCTAATATTACTTTTCAAGACCAATACAATACTATTGGATCAGGAAGCATATCAATAGCAGTAACAGCTAATACAGCACCTACAGTAGTATCATTTACCGACGTACCGTCTAACTTTACAGCTTCTGTATCCGCAGGAACTAACTTAGTTAGTATGAGTATTCAAGATACAGAAAGCAATACACCTTTTAGTGCTAGCTTATCTGGTACAGATGCAGCAAAATTAAAGTTTAGTTACAACAATGCAGATTCATCATCAGCATTTATACAGGCAGCAAGTACTTTAGGAGCTGAAGTAATAGACTATAACGTAACAGTACATGATTCATTTGGTAAAAATACAAGTTACACAGGTAGGTCACTAACTTTGGTAGCAGCACAGCCTAAAACATTTGCATATGGACTCTCATGGGCAGCTAATCCATCATCAGAAGCACAGTTTATAGCAACAGCAGGAGATGCCGGTGCAGATGAAACAGCAGTAGTATCAGGATCAGTAGTTTCACACTTCCAATCAGGAGGTATAGGTTCTACATTCGGGACTTCTTACGGAGCACCTGCTACTTTAACATTAATTAGGACAGCATCCTTAACAGATCTATCAGATTCTAGTAATACGGGTACATCTCAATTAGGATACTTTAACTTTAGCGGAGGAGCTCAGCATGTAATAATTATATTTGCTAGTTCTAGTTTAGTTAAAGGTAAACCGAGAAGTATGTACGATGGAGTTCCTCCTGATAGTACAGGTACAGCAAAAGAATATTATACTTACGCTAAAAACGCATCAATTCCTGGAACTATGGGATCAGGAGTATATTATTTTGATACAACAGACGCAATAGATGGAGTATCAAGATGGGGAATGGTTTTTGGAGAAGGAAAAAATACAAATAATTCAAAATATTACCTGATGCCAGATTCAGCATCAGCACCATAATAAGATAAGGCATGGCAACAACAGCAGGAGACATATATGTAAGGTCAGGAACCACAGGAGCATTTACAGCCGTAGAGTACGTACAGGGTGGATGGATATCTGTGCCTTCTGCTTCCAATATGCTTGCATTAAACGAATCAAGAGTAAAAGACGGTCAAGTAGTGTATGTCCAACATACAAATAAGACATATGTTACTAGTAAGTTTGAAGCATTCAGTACTCCAGGATATTCAGGGTTTACTAACTCAGCCTCTTTTGACGAATTTTATTTTCCCTCTGCATCTTCAGGAACAGTACCAGCAGGTACAGTATCATCTTCTACTCAAATAGCAGGATCAGGATTCTTGACATCAGCATCTGCAGCAGCAGCAGGCTTTGGTTCTGGAGGAGGTGGTGGAGGATCTGGTGATATAACAGCAGTTTTTGCTGGAGACGGAATGGCCGGAGGTGGATCTAACGGTAACGTAACATTAAACGTTGATGCAGGCAATGGAATAGGAGTATCCGGTGGTGTTAATATACAGACTTCATCTAACCATTTTATTAACGGTGTAGTAGATTTAAGTATTTTCCAAACAACAGGATCTTATAAATCTACAACAAACAATATACAAGTAACAGGTTCTCTAACAATAAATCTAGAGGGAAGTACAAATACTTTTGATGTTTTATCAGGTTCAAAATCCCTATTTAAAATAGATAATGAAGGCACAGTCCAATTTGTGACTCAATCAGCAATTCCAACAGCTAGAGTTGGAGGAATGTATGTTGATACTTCTGGATCTTTTTTCATTGGAAGTTTATAATAATGAATAATCTAGCATATTTATATGAAAGACTTTAATAACAATAATATAACAACTAAACTCGATTAAATTATGGCAACATGGAAAAAAGTGATCGTATCCGGATCAACTGCCGAATTAGCTAATGTAAAAGTTACAGGTTTATCATCAGGCGTAGTAACAGGAGCTTCAGGCAACCTTACCACAACTGCTATAAACGGTACTGGAAATATATTAGGTACTTCAGGAGCAACTGGTGTAAAGTTCAACTCAGGACAATTCACTGGTTCTTTCAAAGGTGACGGAGCAGGAATCACAGGCATTGGCGCAGATACTGTAGCTAATGCATTAACAGACGGTAATGGTATAAATGACTTTACCTTTAACGGTTCAGGAGCAGTAGCAATATCCGTTGACACAGATGGCTCTACTCTAACAGTAGGAGGATCAGGTATAAAAATTGCTGATGACGGTGTTACTAACACACAATTAGCAAATATAACTAGAGGTAGTATAAAAGTAGGTGGTAGCGCAGATGCTCCAACAGACTTAGTTGCTAAAGCTTCTGGACAAATTTTAGTAGGAAACGGAACAGATGTTGCTTCAGTAGCAGTATCAGGAGACGTTACACTAGGAGCAGATGGAGCAGTTACGATAGCAAATGATGCAGTAACAAATGCTAAATTAGCAAATATAACTAGAGGTAGTATAAAAGTAGGTGGTAACAGTAACGCACCAACAGACTTAGATGCTAAAGCTTCTGGACAAATTTTAGTAGGATCCGGAACAGACATAGCATCAGTTGCTATATCAGGTGACGCTACACTAGCTTCAAATGGAGTACTTTCTATCGCATCAAGCGTAATAGGAGCAACAGAACTTGATCAAGTATTTACAGACGGTAATGGAGTAGCAGGTACATTTGGTACAACTACTTCTATCCCAGCATTAACTATTGATGCTCAAGGTCGTATTACTTCAGCTTCTTTACAAGCTATATCAACTTCATTTACAATTGCAGGTGATAGTGGAACAGCTAATGCCATAGATGGCGGTGAAACACTTACCATTGAAGGAGACAATTCAATTTCTACAGTAGTATCAGCTAATAAAGTAACAATTAGTATAGCTAACGGAGTAGTATCTGGATCGTCTATTGCTAAAACAGCTCAAGGTACAGCACAGTTAACAACTAACGGAGTAGCTGCATCGGCAGTAGGTTTAGGGACAGCAACAGGTGATAAACCTCAATTCGCTGGTGTAACTTTAACATCTCCATCACAAGGAACAGATTTAACACTTTCTGGTAACTTAGTAGTAAATGGTGATACAACAACTATCAATACTGCTAACTTAAATGTAGAAGATTCATTTATCTTACTTAACTCTGGATCATCTTCAGCAGCTGATGCAGGATTTGTATTCGCATCTGGATCTAGCGGAAACTCAGGAGCAGCATTCTTCTTTGATTCAACATCAAATAGACTTTCTTATGCTAAGTCAGCAGCATGGAATGCTACAGCATTAACTCCATCAGCTTATGCTTCTTTAGTTATTGACTCAGGAGCAGGACAAGCCACAGATGATGTTTTAACAGCTAAGAGAGGAAATATACAAGTAGACGGTAGTGATAATATTTTCATTTACGTTTAATAGGTAACAAGCTAAATTAATCGAGAATATAGTATAAGGGGTCTTAACTGGCCCCAAATACTTACTCAAATAAAAATTAAAATATAAACCATGGCCTGGAAAAAGATAATAGTAAGCGGCTCCTCTGCAGAATTAGGCGCTTTAACAACAACAGGACACATTACCAGTTCAGCAAACATAAAGGGAGCTAACTTTATAGGTAATGGTGATTCTTTAACATTTGCATCGAAGACAGTAGTCTCTGGCTCAGGACAAATTGATATCCACAATACTACCGGATATGTAGCAAATGAAAATATAGACCACTCATCAGTAACAGTAACTGCAGGTACAGGATTAACTGGAGGTGGAACAATAGCAGCAACTAGAACATTAAATGTAGAATCAGCCAACAACGGTATTGTTGCAAATGCTGATAATATTGAATTAGCAACTGCATCTTCAACATTTACAGGAGGTGTAACAGCAGTTAACCATGCAGCAAATATAATTTCTGGTGCAGCACAAATATCAGCATTAGGCTTTCTTGATGGAGCTGGAGACGGAATTATCTCTGGATCTACTCAGGTAGTAGCAAGCTTACTTAATCAAGCAACAAACTTCGGTAATAAACCCGTATCAGCTTCTGCTTTTAAAGGAGACGGTTCAGGGTTAACTGGCTTAACTGTTGCTCAAGCAGCTACTGTGATAACTGACTTTACAAGTCAAACATCGGTTGCCACTACTCACAACTTCGGTACGAAGAATGTAATGGCTACAGTATACGATAATAACGATGCCCAAATCATACCTGCTTCTGTTGTAACCACTAATACTAATGTTGTAACAGTAACTTTTGATTCAAGTACAACTGGTAGAGTAATTATAGGAAAAGGTGGACATGTAGTATCAGGATCAATTCCTTATGCTAACTTATTAGCCATTCCTGCTAATATTATATCTTCTTCAGCTCAAACTAAGACGTTTTTGCCAGCAGGTGTAGTATCATCATCCATCCAACTACCTTCAGGTATTGTATCATCTTCAACTCAACTGCCAAGTGGAATTCTTTCCTCTTCAGCACAAGTTCAAGCAATTGGTACCTTTGTTTCCTCATCAGTTCTCTCTTCACCTTCACAGGGTGTTATCAGAGTAGTTTCTAACGGAGTAACAACTAATGCTAATACTGGATTACAAGCAGCAGACGGACCATCATTCGCTGGTTTAACCTTAACAGGAGCAGCAGCAGGTACAAGTTTAACCTTATCAGGAGATTTAGTAGTAAATGGGGATACAACAACAGTAAACTCTACTAACTTAATGATCAAAGATAAGTACATATTACTTTCCTCAGGATCAACATCAGCTGGACCAGGTGGTCTTGTAATAGATGAAGGTTCAAGAAAAGGACATGCATTTGTCTATAATAACTCTTCAGTAAGATTTGGATTTACAAGTTCATTAGCACACAATGCAACATCAGCTACACCAGATGCTTTTGCTTCAGCAGTAGTAGATGTAGATGCAGGACATACAGATGTCCCTCAATATCAGAAAAATGGAAACATTAAAACCGATAGCGGTGTAATATGGATATATTCATAAAATTTCTTACTAGAATGGGTCTTATAACTAATGGTAAACGAATAGTAAAAGAGAGAACTGCTCCAAAAGGAGCAGAACTCAAATCGGATAACAAGGTTGTGGCAGAGCAACTAGCTAAAGCTTCGAAAGATATAGGTAAAGATCATCTCACTGCAGATGAAATAGATTTTTGTCTAGTTAAACTCCGAGAAGCTACTTATAGCGGTCATGAATTTGAAACTTTTTATAAAGTCTTTGTAAAGTTAACCAAATTAAAATAATTAAAGGCCTTCGGGCCTTTTTTTTATTTAAAGTTGTTAAGTTAAAGATATTTTCGTAATATTTATATTAAAGCTATTATCGGCCTCGTAAGAGGAAGTGGGCTCATTGAGTAACCAACCATAATAATAAGTAAAATGCCTAATTGGAAAAAATTAATTACTAGCGGCTCTGCAGCCACTCTAAGTAATCTTAATGTCACTAATGCCGTAACTGCATCTGCCTACTTAGGAGATGGATCAGCATTAACAGGTATAACCGTAGCTCAGACTGCTACATTATCACAGACATTTTCAAACCAAACATCAGTAGCAGTAGACCATAACTTCAATACAAGGAATGTTATTATACAAACCTTCGATGATAACAATGCACAGGTAATCCCTGCATCTGTTACATTAACTTCTGTTACTAGAGCAACCATAACATTCGACTCTTCTACATCGGGTAGAGTAGTAGTGGCAAAGGGAGGACATATAGTATCTGGTGTAAACGTAGCTCAAACTGCTACAATAACGGATACTTTCTCAAGCCAAACATCAGTAGCAACGTCTCATAATTTTGATACTAAAAATGTACTAGTTACCGTTTATGATTCTAATGATGCACAAATTATACCTGCATCAGTAACTACGACAGATACTAATATAGTAACTACAACATACGATTCAAGTACATCAGGTAGAGTAGTAGTGGCAAAAGGCGGTCATATAGTATCCGGTTCAACACCAACATACAGACAAAGTATTACAGGTGCTTCCTCTTATGCAGTCACACATAGCTTATCAGAAGATTATCCTATAGTTCAAGTATATAGTAGTAGTAGAGCACAAGTTATACCGTCAGAAATAACAACAACATCAGCAAATGCATTAGATATTACTTTTACTTCTACGTTTAGCGGTACTGTTGTAGTAAAAAAGTGATAGTTATAGAAGAAAAAATAGGTAAAAATTAATAAATAAAAATAGTGTTATCTGAAAATATTACATATTTATATTAAAGATAACTCTGACCAAAAACAATATTAAAAATGAGAATAGATAATCCACAAGTATCCAAACTCGAATTCCAAGCAGGTGCAGTAGTAGCTGATTCGAATTTTACAGGATCATTCACAGGCTCCTTTGTAGGAGATGCAACCGGAGCTTCATACACAGCACCAGTTCTATCATCCGCAGCACAAGGACAAGCAAAACTTACAACTAATGGTGTAGCAGCGTCAGCAGTAGATTTAGGTCTCCAAACTGACGATAGTCCTCAATTTACAGGAATTGAATTAGGTCATGCAACCGATACTACAGTAACTAGAGTATCAGCAGGAGTATTAGCAGTAGAAGGTACAACAGTACAACTACATCTTTCTGAAGGAGGATTTGCAAATGGAGATAAAACAAAATTAGATGGTATTGAAGCTAGTGCAGATGCAACTGATACAACTAATGTAACTTCAGCAGGTGCATTAATGGATAGTGAGGTAAGTAACCTTTCATTAGTAAAAGGTTTAACACAAGGTATCTCTGATGGAAATGTTTTAACTGCTAACGATGTAGTTGCAGATGATGATTTTTTAAGAATCAATGGAGCAGAAGTAGAAGGTTTAACTGCAGCTGAAGTTAGAACTGCATTAAATGTTGAAAATGGAGCAGATGTAACAGATGCAACTAATGTAACTTCAGCAGGTGCATTAATGGATAGTGAGTTAACCGATTTAGCGGGTATCAAGGGTGTAACAATCTCAACACTACAAGTTAAACCATCAGAAGGAGCATTTGCAAGTGGAGATAAAACAAAATTAGATGCAATTGAATCAAGTGCAGATGTAACAGATACAGCTAATGTAAAAACAGCATTAAATGCTTCATTAGGCGGTTCAGCAAATATAGGTAATAGTTCAGATACAATTACCATACCAGGTGATTTAACAGTAACTGGAACAACAACTACAAACAACGTAACAACAGTTTCAACATCAAATGGTGTTGTATTCGAAGGTACTGCCGCAGATGGACATGATGCTACTCTTTTATCAGTAGTTGCAGGTGCAGATGTGACATATACATTACCAAACGCAACTGGTACAATTGCTTTAACAAGTAACTTGGCAAGTGTAGGTGATGGTGGATTAACACAAAATAACTTTACAAATGCTTTAAAAACTAGATTAGATGGTATTGAAGCTTCAGCAACCGCTGACCAAACTGCATCTGAATTAAGAAGTGCTATTGGAACTGGAAATGGGAATTTAGTACCATCTG